AATTAAAGTTTATTAAATTAAAAAGCCCATCAAAATGTAGAGGTCGGAATTTCTACAAGTTGATGGGCAAATGTCCTTTGTGTTTAATATGGTTTCCGACCTAACACATTGCAAATATAATCAATTATTTTAATTAAATACACTATTATAAAAAATTATGTTAATTTATAATGATTCCAAATAACAATTAAACGTTTTTATACATCTCTACACATCTCTACACTATCTCTACACTATCTCTACACCCTTTAAGGCTTGTGTTTATTGGTGTTTAATTGGTTTTGTAGACTTGTAGAGATGTTTTTCAATATTTTTTTTATTTTTCCAATCCTTTTTTATATATAAAAGATTGTTATTTTACCTCTACATCTCTACAAAATTCTATTAACCCTTGTGTTTATTGGTGTTTTGACTGTAGAGATGACTGTAGAGATGTGTAGACTTGTAGAGATGTCGTAAAATTAGAAATATTTAAAAAGTAAAAAGTGACGGTTTTTTTCAGTGTTAAAATATTGTTGTTTAGAGTGTTATAATCAAAAAGTCACTTTGTCAAGTTTTTTTCAGAAAAAAAAAATAAATGTTTTATTACTACTACTAAGGGCGATGTAACTTGGATTTTTTATTTTTTGTTTCAAAACACTGATAATGAAAGGATAAAAGCCGAAATAATTATTTATGTAATTTTTACTTTTTTACGAATCAAAAAAAAACCGACTTGTTAGGTCGGTTTAGTTGGTTACAAAACTTTTTTTAATAGGTAAAATAACTCTTGAGCTTCGTCGTAATCTAATCGGTTTTTATTACGTTGTATAAATTCTATTCCATTACCTGTGTCTTCTATTTCAAAAATTGTTTGTCCTTTTAAATTTTCAGACCAACCTTCATCTTTCGAATCTGCTAATAACGTATGTTTACTTTCTATTTTTTGGTATAAATAACCACATCCTCCTATTTTCATAATTTTTTATATATTTCATTAAACAAGTATTGCGTTAAGTACGCTTGTGGTTCATCGTTTGATTTCGATAATTTTATACCATGGTCTTCATATATAAAATTTACTAAATGTACTACTTCGTGTACAATCAATGAGATGTCTTTAGTGTTTTGAAAACATATAACATAATCATGAGGCTGTTTTTTGTACGCAAAAGCTTCAATACTGTTATCAACGTCAATGTTTAATTTTTTGTTAATATTATTGTAGTTTTTACACTTTATGATTTCAACGAAGCCATAATAAATTGGAAGTTCTATTTTCATAACATCTTTTTTAACATTTGAATATATCCCTCTTCTTCTGCGTATCCTATTTTTTGCAAGAACACGTAATAATCGCCTTTAACGTATCTTTTGTCCTGCCAAGTCTTGTAGTACTCCACACAAGCTTCAACGCTCTTAAAACGCATTAAACGACCCTTATAGATAAATCCAAACGCGTTGTTGTACTCTGTGAACGCTCTGCTAACTCCATTTCCTGTTTCAAGTCTGTATTGTGCGTACACAATTTCAGGATGTTTTATTCCCTTGTCCTTGATTTGCTGTAAAGTCAATTGAGCGCCAGATATACTGCTCATCATCAGAAAGCTCGTCATAAGTAGGGGCTTGATATTCATAATTTTCTTCATAATATGGTTGATTTTTATGCCCAAAATACAGGCTTGTTATATACTTTTTTCCTTCCCATGTTGCGATTGCGTGTCCAACGGTTGCAATGGGTACGTTTAAATGCTTAGCGATGTCTAACTGAATCCAGCCAGCTTCAAGCATGTTACGTACTCGCTCGTAAATGTATTCATAACTCGAAGGGCTTCTCACAATAGCAATTTATTAAAATGTTTTGAAATGGTGCGTCTTGGTCGTAATCGGTCACCATGTACTCACCAGAACCGCCACACGTTGTACATTGGTTAATTTCTTTGAAGTTGTCGAACTGCTCAAGTTCCATCGTTGTACAGATACGGTCGCCTATCTCATCATACACTAATCCTTCTTGTATGTAAAGGCGCTCTCTAAGGTCTTCAAATGATGCGTATACACTATCACTATCAAGACTTACAAATTCCACGTCTGAAGGCGTAATTAACGTGTCTACCTTGAATATTTTTCTAATTAACGTCCTCATAACTTCTACCTATTAAATAACAACCTAATAATCCAAATCCAATCCATATCGCGGTGGATGTATTCCAGTAGCGATTTACAAATCCTACAATGATAATACATATTAAAATGTATAGTAAAGTTCTAGCGTGCTTCATGACCCATAATTTTAAGAATGAATAAATAATTTTCTCCGACAACCTTTTGCGTTTCGGTTACTAGCTCCTTTGAATAAGGAATTTTTTCGAATTTGTTGCCATAACCTAAAATCTCTCTGATTTCGGTAATTTGACTCTCAATTAAATCTGCTGTTTTCATCCGTTGTATGTGTTTGTTTTTTGATTTTTAATCATCATGTTAAAATTACTCTTTCTATTTACTTCATGTGCTTTATACTCAGCTTTTTCACAAGCCTTATGTAACTCGGTAGCAAATAATGTGTTACTTTTTAAAATCTTGTTTATCATTATTTTGCTTAAGGTTTCAAAGTGGTCAAAAACTACTTTAAAAAAATCTTGCTTTGAAAAAACAATATTTAGCTCATTGAATCTACTTTCAACTACACCTCTGTTGTCTTTTAAGTTGGTTAAAATTGTTGCTTTCATCGTGTTTATGTTTTTAATTATGTTACAAATTTAAACATTTATTATTAATACGCAAACTTTTAAGCAAAAAAAAAGCGATTTATTTCTAAACCGCTACAAAACACATTGTAAAGATACTAAAATTCTTCTAATAAACAGTACGTTACTCTATTTTGATTTTTAATTAAATTTATAATCATGTAGTATTGTTCGGTATTATTTACAACCTGACAACCCGCTGACCAACCGCCTATGTTTTCTCCAACTACTTTCTCAAGATAGCTACAAGTGTGAAAGTTGATTCCGTAACCACTGCCTTTAATAGGTATTCCGATTTCCTCACTTTTACCATCCCTATCTCCGTCACGGTATACAATGAAGTTTCCAACCTGACGTAATGCAGGCATTTTACCCTGATGTAAACCATAAGCCCAGACATCGTAATACCATTCGTTGGATTTAACAACCGCGGCACCTACTTTGTTGTACTTTAGAAATCCACCTTGTAAGATTGGTGTGCCGGGGTTTGTTGTACCTGTAACAACCTTAACAAATTGTTCACCATTGAATAAGTAAAACTTATCGTCATACTTGTTTGGTGCATCCTCATTACTTCTAACTCCTACTATCCAATATCCAACAGGAATAGTTTTAAATGATTTTAACTCTTCTACTCTATCGAGTAGTTGGTCTGTTGTGTAACTTCTAACGTTGCTCATCTACTGTAAGTTGTGATAATACTCCTGCTACCGAACCAACCGCAACCATATAAGGCGCAATTGCTAAACCGAAAGGTGGTGCGATTAAAACCGCTCCTAAACCTCCGATTACTATTCCTACTGATTGCACTTTCTTCCAAAAGTTTGGCGTTGGTGCGTTCCATCTATTTTTTAATAACTTCAAAACTTCCATCTGTATATAATATCATGTAATTACTTGAGTCGCTCCATATTGTTTGAACGACTTTATTATTAACTATTTGCCCCTCGTAGAACTTACGCTTCATTAAAGTTTACTATTACTGGGTTGTGGTCAATTTCTGGCAATAACCAGCCAAATAAAGCATCTGTGGTGCAGTTGAAATATTCCTCGTTGGATATAAACCAATTGCCATCAGCATCCAAAGTTGGATTGAAATATTGAACTCCATCATATGTTTGCCCCACTAATTGGTCTTTTTGTTCTGTTGTTAATTGTCTTACATTCATTATACGTTACGAGATAAAGTTGTTTGAAATGATTGTACTGCTGAGTAGAAATTAGACGCATCAGTATCTGATAATCCATCCCCTATTGAAGCAAATGCTGTTTGTAAACTTGAAAAAGCAACAGCTCCTGTAATTGTATTTGCGGCTGCTAAATACAAAGGGATATTTGGCAAAATACCTGACCCATTTGTGTTGCTTCCAAAAAGAGTACCATTTTTAAATATTTTATTACTATTGATATTGGCTCTATTACCTATAAACATTCCATCTGTTCTTGAACCTAAATTAGAAAATGGAACTTTTAAATCTCCATTTGTAACATCAAACATATCATTTACTAAACTGCTAGAGGCAGAATCAAAATATAATTGATGACAGGTGCTTCCAGCAATAAACGCGTCAAATAAAATTTGATTGCTTGTAAGTGATATATTACTCCTAGAATAATATGATGAGTGTGCATTTGACAACGACCAAGAAACTGAAGGTGTGAATTTAGTATCTGCATAAGCATTTGCTCCATTTGGCAAAGCCCCTGTACTTGAATGCGTCCATCCACCTATAAAATCCAAATAAAAGGCAGCACTTAGTGGTCTTGGATCTTTTAAGTTAAACCTATGTTGAGCAGCCGCACCTCCTACAAATGGATAAATAGCTTTCATTTTAGTCCAAATGTTATAAGTCTTTAAATCAGTTACAAGCGTGTTAATCGCTGTTTTTTGTGTGTTATCTGTAATTGAAGCGGCTGTTATGAATGCTTGAGCGTCCGCGTCAAACGAAACACCCCCACTACTTGCTATTATTCCGTAATTTGCTAATATCATTTAAGTATTGTTTTAGTTTAATTATATTTTCTTCCTTTGGTTTATATTCTTTCTTTTTCTTCATAAATACCAATTTGTTAGATAGTTATTATGTTGTGGGTATACATCACCGTTTTCATTTGTTGTATACTCAGGAAACAAACTATTGTTCTTGCAAATGTAATCTAAAAACCTTTGTGAATACGATTCTGCAATACGTTTTTCTTTTTCAATTAAGTAGTCAACTTCCTCTTTTGAAACAATTTCACTATTCTCTGATTGATGCTTATATATCCCTTTGTTACTAATTGTGTAAGCACAAAAAGGCAAATACTCAACCATTGTAAAATGAATCAACATAGGCTTTAAATACGACCTTACAAGTGTTATATAGTTACCTGCAAGAGTGTTGTTGGTAATATCCGTTTTAATCTTATCCAATAGCTTACTCCCAGTATATTGTTGAATCCAAATGTTTTGGGCAACCAATACGAATTGAATCACTTTGTCAACGTCAGTATTTGCGTTCAAAGAGGTATATTCCTGCAAGTCTTTTTTCGATATTAATAGTGCTTCTGCCATGTCTTAATTATTTAGGTAAAAATCCCTTGTTAGGCATATCAATCGGGCGTGTGTAAACTTTTTTGTCATTCACGGGTACAATCTCACCAAGTTTGCGCGCTATGGAAGGTCTAAACTCCTTCATGTATTTTTGTGCAATTGGTGAATTAACATCCGATTTTCTTAAATACGTCTCTCTCACCCATTTATGGTGACATGCTCCACCGCCCTTGAATAACCATATATCGTATGTTGTAGCCCCACGCGGCCCTAAACCACCAACTGTACCATCTGAACGTGTACGTGTTTGGTTTACAATTTCATTACTCATTCTAACAATATCCTCTTTACGATAAACCTTATTAGCTTGAATCATTTTCTTACAAAACAAACGTGACTTTTCAGTTATTTCACCAACGTATCTGTAACGATGTTTAAACATTTTACCATCCTGTTCTGAATTTGCGTTTGGGCGTGCTGTACCTGTTTTCACAAAGTTTAAAACCTTTGATAGTGTTGTTTGTTTGTTTAGTTTTTCAAGCTCTGCATCCAACTCATCCTCTAAATCATAATCAACCTCTCTGCTGTCAACTAATACCCACTCATTTAAATCAATGTCTTCACCATACTTCGCAACGTCTAACTCATCTTGCGCGCTCATTTTAACATCTTGTACGGGCTGTGGCTCGTCCCCTTGTAAAGGATTCAATGTTTTAAACCTAAGGTTAAGAGAAACACCATTAAATGACAACACTTTTTTAAGCATCTCAACTATCATTTGTTGTTTTGGCTTTATAACCATGTTTTCAAATAACAACGCTCCAGTTTTCATTTCGTCAGCATTTGAACTGA